CATTTCTGGCATTTTCATATTTTGTATTTCTAAAAGTGTTTGTAATGTAGATTGCAACAATTCAATATCGAATTGCATACGAACCATTTGAAGTTCAAGCAATCTAATTCTTTCTGATTTTCTCATTTTATTCCATATCTATAGGTGTAGGTGCTGTTGCCAAACTACCACATTCGGCACATTCCATGTCCAGAAAATAGGACGCTATTTCAAAATTATCAAATGTTACTTTTAAGTTCCACACTTGACAACCGCAAGGACATATATGCGTAGGAACTCCTCTAAGATCCATTGCATGGTCATAATTAGATGGTCTTAAGTTATTAATGTCCATATGCATTTATTATACTCTAGACTTCAATAATTGTAAAGGGACCTCTTACTGCCATATTAAACTTAGCTGCCGCCTCTAAAGCCATGCGTACACGCTTGCGTGGAGTCTTAATGGTTCCAGTAGAAAAAAGAGAACCTAAGGCAAGCTCTTGACCAGCACCCTCTGCCATGTATGGAACATCAACTTCTGCAACATGGAAGTCGCTATCCATTGTAAATATTCTTCCAGAGCCTTGAACTGCAATAATGAATATGCCGCCTTGATCTCCATCCTCTGTACCTTGACTAAAATTTCCATAACCGTATTCTTTAAAAGCATCTTTAATAGATTCTACAAATTTTGTTTTGATAAACTTATCTAAGTTTCTAAATCCTGCAGTTGGTTTATAAATAGGTGGCGTCCAATAGTACTGAAGTATCTGACCCATTCTAAAACTATCCACAAAGCCTATACCAAACTGACCAACCTTAAAAACTTTTGGATCTGTTCTTTGAAAAATTAATCCAGACTTATCATCAGATGCAGCAGCATCTCCTCCAAGGAGGACTTTGTTCTCATTTATGAGGGCTACTATACAGGTCATATATCCTAGTATACTATTTTTAATATTCTGGGTCTATCTCGTTTAATTCAATTATATTTAATTGAACTAATGCATTTTCAAGCTCAGATTTAACTCCAATTAATTCCTGGATGGCATTATAATATTTATCCTTCCAGGCTGTGAGCTCCCTTTCAACCTCGTATAAGGCAATTTTAAGGTCTTTAATTTCTAATTTTAAATTATCCTGTTGCTTTTCAGCCTGCCTTGCCTTTTCTTTTTTATTATCATTATATGAAGCGACAATAGCAGTTCCCATGCCGCTAAGCGTAGCGGCACCTAAAGCTATAATTAAAGATATATAATCCATTATACCCTTAATTATACAGTAAATTAGTTATTAGATAATTAATTCAGACGCTGCAATTTCATTGCCAATATATCTACGTTTGACTACAAAATCCTTTACATAGTCCATTCCATTTTGCCTGCCAGCCAAAATTACTACCCAGCGTGGCTCAAATTTAGAATTGATACATGTCTCACACATTAATAAATTAATTGGCAACAATGTAGACTTCTTAGCATTAAGTTTATTTTTTGTTTTATTGCAAGAATAGCACAATATTTTATCCATTAAAATCCTCAACTTTAGTAAATACGATTTCATCTATAACAGAAAATTCGTCATTCTCTAACATTTCTTCTACTTCCACTTCGTCTCTTTTAAATCTAACTAATGAGGCAAACGCTCCTAGTTTTTCAACTGCCCCATAAACCTTTAAGCTATGGATCCAAACAATACTAACTATAGGATTCTATAAGTTTTTTTACTCTAGAAACGTAGTCAATAACCATTTCCTTTTGTATTCCAACATATTGTATGAAATTATCTTCATATAATCTTAATGCTAGAAATTCTGGATACATCACTATGTCCATCATTAAATTACTTACTGGCTTTTTAATTTCACGAACTTTTTTTTTCATTTCATCATTATAAAAAACTGGCTTATTAGGTTCTCCAGTCCATTGATTAATACCATATTTAAAGTGTTCTCTTTCTTTATCTGCACTTTTATCAATAAACATTTTTCTTTAACCTTTTCCAAACCTCTTGAGTTTTATGTGAATTACGAGCTTTATCTATTGATCCAGCGTTTAAATAAAGTCCGCCCCAAACTCCGTGCTCATTATTGTCTACCCCATTTTGATAGCAAAACTTTTTTACTGGACAAGATATACAAGCTTCATCTATATTTTTTGCAATTTGTATATCATTTTCATATTTATCATAAAATAGATTAACATCCATTCCTTGACAAACTGCAAGATTCCACCAATCGAAATCTTCTTCATCAATCCCTAAATCATTTAAAATATTTGACATATTTTTTTGGCAGATCCCAAATTCCATTATCATTTACTGAAATGATTTCAGCGATGCCCCATGAATTATTTCTAAACATTCCGTTTTTATTTGTAAACCCATTAGGATTCTTTTTCCATATAAATAAATTATAGTTTTGCCAGAATGATTCCTCCCAAGTATTATTATACACGATTTGCTACGGCTGTGTCAACGATTATTTAATAAAAGTTCCATCCCATATGGATTTTTGTACTTTATCAACTGGTACGCAATTTGGAACCATACGACCATTCTTTTCTTTCATACCAACCTGCTTATATCCAGACCAGCATGCTTTTTGAATATTGTCCCATTTATCTTCTTCTTCATTATCAGATTCATAGTCTTCACCATTTTCTGATTTAATTACTGGCCAATTAACTTCATTTTTATCTGGATCTCCAACTGGAGCTGGATTTTCTGGAGACTCCATTTCGTCCCCTTCTTCCTCTTCGCCCTCTTCTTCAGGCATTTCAATCATGCCCTCAATTGCTTCCATTAGATGCTCAATTACCATTCCCAGTTGTTCTTTTGTAATTTCTGGACGTAAGGCTTTTTTAATATCTTCATCATCATCAATCTCAATTATAGTATCTGCTGGATTAACTGCATCTTCTAACATATCTTTAATTTCATCAATTAATTCATCTTGTGTAAAAGACTTCTTCATATTCTTTTCACGCTCTACAATTTTACGAGACCAAGAGAATCCTGCGTCTCCGCCCCATGCCAACCACATAATCTTTCCATTAGATGGATTTTCAGCATTGTCCCAATCCTTACCTTTTTTATCTACTTCATGACGGGAAAAAAATGAGTACATGCGCTTAACAGTTGAAAGGCTCAAAGTTTCTCCACGAGCAAGCTGTCCTGCACGAGTCCAACCTACAGCAGTTCCAGCTCCCTTAGCCTTGCCTTGCTCTTTTAATTTAATAGCACGACGAGCTGCAGATTGCATCCCTGCTGTCGGCTTGTATCCTTCTTTTGCCATCATTTCTCCTTTATGCTAATAACTTTTACAGTTTTTACTTCATCATCAATTCCAAATATGTCATTGATATATTCTGCAGCATCTTCTTCGCTGAATGCTTGAACTTCTGCATTTACTTCAATCTTAATGCTGTATGTTTTCATTATTTACCGCAAGTTGGGCAAACTCCGTCTACTGGTGTTACAGAAGGAGCTGCTGGCTTTGCTCCGCCTTTAAACTTTGGACGACCAAAGCCGACGATTGAAACCATAACTCCTGCCTTATTTTTCTTATAAGCACGAAGCTTTTTGGCTGCTTCTCCACCATTTCTTTGGCTACCCTTTTTGCCATCTCCAGTTGTATTGCCTTCATAGCACCACACTGTTCCGTCTTCATTGTCTACTGCAACAATTCCAACATGGCAAATACCTGTAACTCCTGGAAAGTTAAAGTATGCAATATCTCCTGGCTCTGGATCTGCAACCTGTGCATCAATCCAAGCATCTTTTTTCTTAAATGCTGCAGCTCCTGCAGGAGTATAAACAGTTCTTGGAATTTTAACTCCAGCTTGGCTTGCTTACTTCTGGAACAATAAATGTATCTTCAGTCATTTTTATTCCTTATCCCAGTCTTCGTCTGCATCATGATCATCTGGCATCTCATCATCTTTCTTTGCCTCTAGACGAGCACGAGTTTGCATCTCTGCTGTTTTAATTTCTGATTCAAGCTTCTTGTCAGCTTGTGTATTCTTGGCATCCATCTCTTTATTATCGAGTTGTGCCTTCATAATATCTTTAGCACCACTTTGGCCAATAAGTAGACCAGCTAATGTTCCTGTAATAAATGTTGCAACAGAACCTAATACATTGAAGAACATCTTATCATTTTCAGATTGTGCTCCAATTGGTTGTGTTACAAAAATAAGGGCATACAAAATACCCATAGATGTAAAAAATAAAATTGATCCAAGCGTTATACCTAGAATAAACTTTAGTCTAGCATCTAGGTCTGCTGGTGTTAATCTTTCTCTAGCCATTCTTTTTCCCGTTCTCATATTCTGCCCATACTTCTTCACCTACAAGATCTCTTGAGCAGGTTCCTGTTGTTTCACAAATTGGAGGATTGCACTCTGCTTTATCCCAATTTGCTGAATCTTGGCATGGATAACGATATCCACCCTGATATCCACAACTAGACAATAGTAGCATCAACACGCCTGCCGTGGCAATACTAATTAATTTTTTCATAAGACTATTATAGCATTTACTCTTCTTTACGAAGCGGTATTGTTATTAGCCATAAAATAGTAGCGGCTACAGTAGCTAATCCAACTACCTGTTGGGCAGTTCCTGTTAGGGTAAGCCAGGCAATAAAAAAGCCCAAAAGAGTCCATACTTGAGCTATACTCTCCTTTACTGCCTCCCAGAAATAATTCAGTACAGCTTTAATTATTTTCATTATATCCTCCTTGTCATGGCTGCTGCCACAATATTTGCTGCAATTACAACAGGAACAATTATTTCCTGCGCCTTTTCTCTTTGATCATCTGTCATATCTTTGCCCCATTGTGATGGGTCTAAAACTTTTTCAAAGTCAATATTTGTTAGAGCTCCTATAGGGTCTGCTAAAAATGCCTCTGTTTGAACTTCTGTTGTAGCATCTGCTAACGTGTAAGGCATTGCTGCATCTCCTGCTTCAGCCGCTCTATCTTTAAATTCTACAAATGCTGTTGCTAGTTCTGGATTATTTTTCATTGCTTCTGCAATTATTGCAACTTCAGTTGCTTTAATTCCTAAATCTTCTGCCACTTCTTGCTTTGCTTCTTGAGTTAATGCTGTAAGTGTTTGACTTACTGCAGCAATTTGCTCAGGACTTAATGTAACTAATTTATTATCTTTGCTAGTTAAATTAGCTATAACTCCAGATAAGTCTTCTGATGTTCCTGTTCCAGCTTCTGGAATTAATTCTTTTAATTCTTCGTCAACTATGATATTATCTTCTGGTGATTCTTCAACAGGTACGTCAGGAGTTGACTCTGGTTCAGGGCTTGGCTCTGGATCTATATCCAATGGCTGAGGTGAAGGCTCTGGTGAAGGCTTTGGAGTTTGCTCAGGCTCAGGAGTTGGTTCTGGTGTCGCCTCATCTGTGGTTTCAGGCTCTGGAGTTGGAGTGGGATCGACTGGTTGAGTTTGCTCAGGCGATGGCTCAGGAGAAGGCTCTGGTTTAGGTGAAGGTTCTACGCTAGGCTCTGGGTCTGGACTAGCTACAGGTGTTGGTTCATTTGCTGCTGCAGCAGCAGCTTGAGCCAAAGCACTAGCAATTTCTCTAGCCTTTTGTTCTTCAAAATATAACCATGCAATAGATATTGCATTATTCATATCAACTACTGATTGATCATAATTAATAATAGAATTATTTTTTGCTTCTAAGGCAACTGTGAGGTTTTCCTGTGCAACTGTTAGGTTTTGATTAGCATTTGTTAGGTTTTGATTATATATTGTGAGGTTTTGATTTTCAGTATTATAATAAGAAACTTTATTATTATAAATTTCTTGCGCTATTTGCTGATCAGCCAACGCCTGATTGTATGAATCTATTTGTACCTGTGTCGCACCAGAACCATATGAAAATGTACCCAGATCACAACTAAATCCTTGTCCCCAGCCATTTGTATAATCGCATCCTGCTCCAGTCCATCCTCCAGGAATTGCCCATCCAAGAAGATAGTACCCTGGACCTCCACCGTTATACCACCATATTTCTACATCTAAAGTCTTATCTTCACTTACATCATATACTGGAGAATATGGACTCCAAGTAGAACCCTGCTCTCTCCAATTATCAACTGCAAGCTGTCCGTCGACATACATTCTAAATCCGTCATCTGTATATCCAGCAAAATATGTAGTAGTCCAATAAGAAGGAACTGTAATTTTTCCAGTAAATTTAACTATAAAATTTTCATAGTAGCCGCACACTGGAGGCTGCATTGAATTTGAATTCCATACTCCAGTGCATATTACTGAATCTGGTATAGCTATACCATTAAATCCTCTAGCTAAGTGATAAACTGTATATTGTAATCCAGAGTTACCAGCATTTTGAACTGCAGATTGTGTTGTTTGAACATTAAGATTAGCCACATCTAAAACATCTTGAGCATCATTTTTATCTTGCAGGGCTGCTGATACTAAAATAGTTTGATTATCTACAGCTAATTGTGCTGCATTCTTTTCTTCTAATGCTATCGCTTCTGCTTCTACCGCCGAATCATATGCAATAAATGCAGCATCTCTTATCTCTTTTGCGGATACCGCATCATTATATTTTTCTTCTGCTATATTTATTAATGAAACAAACTCATCTTTATAGCTTAATTCAGATACACTTTCATTTAATTTTTGTATCTCTTGAGCAGCTAGGCTTAATGGATCATCACTATAAGCAGGTGTCAGGAATAGCCAGCCAAAGCCTAAAATGGCTGCTAATGATAATCTCCATACTTTAGTCCTAGTCAACTATAACTCCTAAACAAACTGTTTTGTTTATTTAGCTAATTATATCATTTAACTATTTAGCGTTGTCTGTTTTGTAAAAGCCAGAACCTTTAAACTGAATGCCAAATGTACCAAATTGTTTAACCATTGCAGCTCCACATTTGTCACAGAGTTCTGTCATTGTTGATTCACTAATTGGTTTGTTGACTTCTTTAGTGTGTTCACATATTACACATTTGTAATCGTAGTTTGGCACATTTCTCCTTAAAATTTGGTGAGCAGTTTATACACATGCTCAGGTGTATCCTAAGGCGTAACTATTAGCCCGTGCCCCATCCGATGGGACAAGACTATTATACCTTACTTGATTTTGATTGTCTTTGGCTTTTTTTCTTCTGGAACAATGCGTTCTACTGTTATAGCCAACATACCATTTTTAAACTCTGCTCCAGTTACTTCCATAAATTCACCTAGCGCAAATGAGCGTGTAAATTTACGTGTAGCAATACCTTTATGTAAAGCTTCTCCAGACTCTTCAGTTGAAATTTCACCCTTAACAATAAGTGTTCCATTATCAACTGTAATATCAACGTCTTTCTTGTCAAACCCAGCCAATGCTAGAACTACACGATAAACATCATCTTCTACCTTAATTACATTATAAGGCGGATATGTTTCCTGTTTTGCTACATGAGTCCATGTCTGTACGTTAGGCTGAAAGCCCATAAAAAAAGGATCATTGAAAAGATTCCAAAGTGACCCTGTGGTTGTTAAATTGTTTACCATTTTATTCCTCCTTTAAGCGAATAAATTAAAATACGGGCCCCTAATGGCGACCCGTATCTTATTATAGCAAATGGATTTTTGAACTTCAACTATTCCGCCTGCGCCCTTGGCAAGGATCGAACTTGCGACCTAATGCTTAGAAGGCATTCGCTCTTGTCCACTGAGCTACAAGGGCAAAGATTAGTAAATCTTTTTCTTCTTGTCTTCCATCTTTTTTGTATCTGCTTCTGATGCATAAAGGGCTCTCATATGAGCCTCTGCTCTAGATCTGCTTGGATGGCATCCTACTAATTCGCCACCTTCTTTTACTACCGCAAATCCTCTACAACCTGCGGCTCCTTCTTCAATTTTCCAAGGCATATTATTCTCCTTCTTCGTAATCCATTGGGATTATACCCATTTTTTTTACTGCTTCCATTCCATCTTCATTAACCGTAATAGTCGCTTCTAAATTTTCATCATACTCTATATTGATTAATCCTTCTTCGTATAATTTGATTAAAGATCTATCAACATATTCAGAATGTGCCTGCCATAATTCTGGAGCTACATCTTTAGCTATTTCAGTAATAGAAAATATTAATTCTCCATCTTCATCAACACCTTCTACTTCAATTGCGCCTATTTCAATATAATGTTCTAATTGCATATAATCCTCGTCACTCATATAGTCATCGTCCACTTTGGACCCTCTTTCTTGTGCAACAGGTAGGACTCGAACCTACGCATCACCGAATTATGAGTTCGGAGCCTTGACCAACTTGGCTACTGTTGCCAATTGGACAATTATAGTGTTCCATCTTCATTTTTGTCAATAGTAGTTTCTACTAACTGTTGAACATAATCAGAAAAATGTTTTCTAATATTACCAGGAGGTCTAGCTCCCAGTGACTTCCACAGTCTCTTATATTCTATCATATTTGCAAATGTTGTGGGACATAACATTAGACCATTATATTCCTTTAAAACTGTAGGCAATGGTACATGTTTTCCACAACATTTACATTCTTTAGCTTTTTCTTGGTATATACTCATAGTATCGTCATTCTATCCATAGCAGTTGCCAAGTCTGCTGGCATTTTGGGCGGGACAATTAAATTATATGACTCTTCTTTTTCATTTAATCTATTATCCAAAATTAATGAATCATAGGTATGAACTGTTATTTCATCCGTAGATTGTATTTTAGTTCTACTAATTGCATTATACACAGATCCACATACTGCATCAGCTAAGTCTTTAGAACCTTTTCGTGGGTGATCTACTTTATCACGCATAATTTTTAATTGCAATAATTCATCTATAAGCAAAGGGATGTGTGGGCCACGCAATCTTTCCTCAGCAACAACCATTGCCATATCATCATAATGCTTTTTTGCAACAGAAAGTAATTCAGTATTAATTCCATATGCTTTTAGTTGCTGCATCATGTCGTGAGAATTCCAGCGGTCAAATGTGCATACACGGATATTGAATCCTGCAGTCCTTAAAGATAAAATATAATCTTTTACTTCTGTAAAATCTACAGATTTATCTGCAGTAGGAGTCCAATATCTTACTGAATCTACTTCAACAATTGGCGCTGGCTGGGAGTACTGATCAGTTATTTTTACATTTACCCATTTCTGAACATGAGCCATTGATACTGCACAATGGTCATGCTTTTGAGCAAGGTCAACGTGTAAGAAATATTCTTTGTCAGGATCTGGTGCGAACCAATGTTCTAATCTTCCAAATTTATCTACTGCTAAAGACATGTTACTGAAGCATGCCTCTACCTTTTCTCTAGACTTAAAAAATGCATCTACTGCCTCTGGAGGCATGCAGGCAAATCTACTCAATGCGTCTGGCATATTCTTATAAAACTCTACTTTAAAATCTTCTATTTTTTTAGTTGGATTTACATCCCATGTTGGTCTTTTTAAAGCATATACCTTAGGAATCTTGTAAGAAATTATATTGTCTTCTTCCCATTCAACAATAACTTCATTTCCTTCAGTTCCGTCTGGCAAATCATCAACCATCTTTAAAGTTCTAGTTTGGACTATAGTTTCTTTTTCTGCAATTACTGCATCGTAAAACTTTTGAATTGGATCATTCTTGAAGCGAGGAAATGATAAAAGAATAATTTTACCATAATCTGGGAAACGAGATATAACAGATCCACGATACATATCATATATAGCATCAGCAGTTTTTGCTTGATCATGGCCTGTAGTATTTTCTGTGGCAAATCCTGAGATCTCATCCAAAATAACTGCAATTACGTTATAACCCTCAAATGCTTCACGCTCTGAATGTCCAGAGTATACATTTACATTTTTATCAAATCTTATTTCTGAAGCTTTAGGATCATACTTACCTATAAACCAAGGTGATCTTTCGATTCTCGTTTTAAATCCTTTAAAGAAAACATTATTTGCCTGTTGTGCGTTAACAGCAATATTAATAATATCAATCGTATCTCCTGGAGGTTTTCCATAATATGTTGCTGGATCTTTTAAACATAATAGTAAATAAACTATATATGATACTGAAATAGTAGACGTATAGTCTTTTCCAGATCCTTTTCCAAGCTGTGCGATTATCTCTGTGCAAGTTTGCTTATATCTACGTCTTCCCTCATCTTCACCAAATAATTTAATAAGAGTTGACTCTTTATATATCTGAGATCCCTTTTCAATTAAAGTATACTGATAATCAGAAAGTGGTGGTAATCCAAGATAGTTTGGACTTGTAACAAATGTTCTTAGATCTACTGGTCTTTCTTCAAATTCTTCTCCATCAAGAATGTCAATTAGATCATTAAAATTAAGATCCATTAAATTGACCACCAGCCTTGAGATGTTGCTTTACCTGAAGAAATCCATTCTTTATGTAATTCCCACTGCTCAGGCCAATTGGTTTCACGTGTCTCTTTTCCACAAAGCGGACAGATCTTTGCGTTCATATTTTTATATACGTGATCACAATACTTCTGCTGATTCATCATTTATCACAACTGGTTCTACTACTCCAGTAATTTGGGATAGTCTTTTTGCAACTTCCATTTTACATTTTGGACATGTTGCAGTAACCTCTTTTAATATCTTAACAAGAATTTCTTGTTTATGTTCTGTTTCAGCTATTTGGGTAGCAAGTTCTGCATTATCTAATAACCCTACTTGTTGAAGCATTCCAATTCTTTTGCCTTCGATATCTGCAATTAGTTTTAATGCTGTTGCCTTTACATTCAATTGTCCAGCCTGATCTGCGTCTTCTACAGTTCTCCAGGCCTCTTTAATTAACATTGCGTAGTGTTGGT